TATGATAACACATATAGGATTGCTACACGAATTAAACTACTTTAGAGAAAAAGACTATTGTGATACACTTATCACTGGAACAGTAGAACATGAAGACGACTCTTTATTATTCACGGCAACTAGAGAACTAAAAGAAGAGGGTGGGTTTATTATCCCTGAAGACGGTTCTGATAGATGGTTATTTTTAGGACCTATCTATCTTTACAAAAATAGCGATCAAATTGTTCCTGTTTTTGCTGTTGATGTCACAGGATTAGAACAACAAGAACATGAAGGAGATGGTACCGAAAAAGAAAGACTATCAAAATTGGAAATGGTTGAAGTAAGTAACGGTTTAGCCTGTGATGAAGGCTTAGTCCTTGCTGCCTTTTTAAGACTATTTAATTATATGTACGCTAAATCAATGAACCATGTATAATCATAGACAAAGACGAGATATGGAAAAGAAACTTGGTCTTCTTGACGAGTTTCAAAGAATGACAGAAGCTGAAAAAAACGCTGTTCGTAAAAGAAAAATTGAAGCAGGTAAACAAATTCACTTAAAGAACGTTCAAGAACTAGAGAATCAAAAAATACAATCTGCTGCTGATACTTATGCTAGACAAATTCAAGGGTTTATGGATTCTGGAAAAACTTATGAAGAAGCGGAAGCTATCTTAAAAAAGAATTCAGAAGTTAGTCAAAAACGCGCGGAAGACTTAGCACGCAGACGAGAAAAGCAATTACAAAAAATTGCTGAGAAAAAAACCAAATCGTCAAAGTGAATCTTTATCTAACATTTGAAGATAAGAGTAAAATTAAGAAGTGCTTTCTCAATTTACGTAAGTACCTCATAATTAACATTGATGAAATCATAGACAAGTTTGGATTCAGTGAAGATAATCTAGATGACTGTCATGCATTTATCATCAATGAAGAAATTCTTAGACTTGTAAAAGACGGAAGCTCTGGAAGAAAACTGTTATCTATTGTTTATAGTAACCCAAGAATGAATGATGACATTATACGTTCTATGATTCATCACGCAGAAACTCTTAAGAATATAGAAAAAGTCGTATTCTTAGTAGAAAAAGGTAAGCAAGAAGAATACTATGAATTATTTGAAGAAGTTTTGTTTTTTCCCACTCTTAAGAAAGTTCATATAATAGAATGTCAACCGCTTCCAGTAATTTGGTTGGACAGACAAGAAGAATTTGAAAATCTGAATCTGAAAAAATCAAACTAATCTTCTTCCTTATCTTCTTGATCCATTAACTTTTCAATTCGCTTAACGGAATCTAACATAGATAAACTAGGATTTCGTTTTCTACCTTTTGACATTTTAGTCAATCTAGGTTTAGTTGTAAAGGGTGAAGCGTCTTGTGGTGTTCTTAAAGGTAAAAAGTCTTTGGAAAATTTAGCACTTTTCCTTTTCATATTTACTTTTTAATATCTGTAAGCATTCCACCTGTAGCCATATCTCCTTTTATCTGCGGTGCAATAGATTTCTTTGAAACTTTATTTGTAGAATAGTAATTTGCTATAGCTTCCATGTTATGGTCAGCAATAGTAATCTTGTCTTGAACCCACGCTTCCATATCTTCTTCATCACTTAACATATCCATGAACTTTTGTGCATTGGAAATAATGTCTTTCAGTTTTTGCTTATACATTTTTCCTTCTGCTTCTTCATTTGTTTTATTAACAAAATCTTCGTATGTTTTTACAGCCTTCATCTTAGTTTATTATTTTTAGATAGGGAAATCATCGTCATCTTCGCTATCACCTACTTCGTCACCTGATACAGCGTCGTCTTCATCATCGTCGTCATCGTCATCAGCAATATCTGCGGCATCTGTAGCAATTTCATCATCCTCGTCTCTAATCTCTTCAGCCTTTTTACGAGAAGCTATTTTCACAAGATCTTTTTCAGTGTCTGTCTCAAGAGTATTCTCCGAAACAAAACTTTCAAATGTTTTTATATGTTTCATGGTAAAATATGTTTAAGTATATATTCACAGATCATATTAGAAAAGAGTTTGGATATATAGAAAAAATAGTAGAAACATGTCAACAGGTGCAACAAAAAATAATAAGAAGAAATCTAACAGCAATGTTAATGTAGCACCTCAGTCACAAACTCCACCTACTAGCCCTCCTTATGTAATAGAAATTGTAGGAGCCGCGGGTAACGGAACAAACATCAACTATTTAACTTCCCCCAGTCCGCCAGACCCAACTCCGTCATCAGGCACCGGTGGAACCACTGGAGGTGGTGGTTTTGCATCAGGTACTGGTGCATCTGTTCCATCCGGAGCAACGGTAGAAAGTGGTGGGGTGACTGCTTCATCCAATAGCGTTATTAAAACACCCGCTTTTTTACCTTATAGTGAATTAGACATTCGTCAATCTTATGCTACTTCACAAGTTTGGCCACAAGCAGCAGCTCCCGCTAATGAAACTAATCCGCAACAGCAAACTAATAACAACGGAACTCCTCCCGCACAAACACCTAATGCGAACGAGATTCCTTTAGACCCTCGTTTAATTTATGTAGTAGACCCAGATGGGGGTAGCGTAATCTATAGTTACACAAGTAATATGTCAATACAGGCTGCTCTTGTTGATGGTTTTATCGTAAATAAAGATGGCCAGTCTGAAACTGCATCAAACCCAAAAGTTACTGTTGATGATGTAAAGCAATACACTGAATTTTACGGTGTACCTTCGCTCATGAACTATAATGCTTACATTAACTTACAAGGAGCTGGGGGTAAATTTGGAAATAAGTATCTAATAGACAGAGAAAATCAACCAAAGTGGTATGATATCACAGCACAAGGTAATAAAGCAGGCGTGGGTGGCGAAGCTATATCTTCAATGGGGGAATTAAAAGTTGCTGATTTAGTTGATTGGTCAAATCAACCAGAGAATGTCAAGTTTCCTTATCGATATCAAGATTTTGTTTTTCTAAAATGGTGGAAGAAAATTCCGCTAAATTATATGATTACGCTTAGAAGGTACACCTTTCCCGTACTGGACTCTGTTGGTTCTGCTGAAGAAGAAAAAGGCGAAATTAAAAAGGCAAATCTTACCCCAGCGGCTACTGCTATTACTTTTTTAGGAGATGATACAGGAAATAAGATATCTTCTATACTAGGACCAATTGAAGCAAGCTTAAAATGGAAAGATATTAAAGCCGCTGTTTGGGAAGTAAGTTTTAGCGGTTCACCTGCATCTGCTGACTCTCCTTTTCCTGGACTTGCTAAAGCACTTGGATTTTTAGCATCTGGCCCCGCGGGTGCTAAACCGCAAGCAGGTGGACCGCCACCAGATCCCTACAATAATGGTCCTTATTCTAACAAGATACTTGGGCCTATAAACGTTATTGAATCCACAAAAGCTCGTGATAGGGGATTAGAATTTAAGCATAGCATTTCTTTAGTATTTGAATATAGTGCACGTTCTATTGGTGGTATAAACTCTAAAGCCGCCATGCTTGATATATTAGGAAACTTAATGATTCTAACATATAATGAAGCAGCATTCTGGGGTGGTATGAACCGTCATATGCCACAAGGTGCTGGGGGTAACCTGGATCCATTCTTAGGCGGACCTGCTGGTAGAAAAGCTTGGTTAAGAGGTCAACCTGATGAGTTCTTTAAGGCTGTAAGCGATCAATTTTCGAAAGCTCTTGAAAACGTTGGTGATGCTTTTGCTAAGTTTTTAGATAATCCTATGGAAGGTCTTAAATCATTAGCGTCTGGTGCCGCATCTTCTTATATGAAACTAAAAACTTCAGGCGGACAAGGGTTTATGCAAGGTATGCACTCACTCTTAACAGGAAACCCTGTGGGTGAATGGCATGTAACCGTAGGGAATCCATTAAACCCTATGATGATGATAGGTAATTTAATTTGTACCAACATTAAAATAGAATTTAATGATGAATTAGGCCCTGATGATTTTCCTACTGAACTTAAAGCCACTATTACATTAGATCACGGAATGCCAAGAGATAGAGCTGGTATAGAATCAATGTTTAATAAAGGGCGTGGTCGATTATATTCATTACCTAAAGGCTATGAAGAAAGCTTTTCTGCTGTTAGTCAATCAGCTATTGATACTTCACTCGGTCCTGATAGAGGTATTACACCTTGGGCTTCACCCAGTGAAATTCAAGCCGCTCGTAATGGTACGCAAAACGGTGGTGGTAGCAGAGGATATAACGGCGGAAGAAAGAACCCTCTTCTCGGGGATCCGCAAGTTATTGACAACATCTTTGGATACTTTAAGCAATCTACTGTTCCAAAAGTTCGCTCAACCACAAACATGGTATACAGTCATGGTGTCAAATACTTACCTGCTAAATAATTTATTAGTATGATTGAATTTATTGCTACACAAGATACCAAACCTTTAATTAAAGACAAGTATGGTATTGAGATTTATGATTTTCTAGAGGCTGATATATCCGTAATAGATGATAAGCAACCCCCTACGGGAATTGACTATTATTTGGTTACAAAAGATACACAAATGCGTATTGACTTGATAACAAAAGCTATGTATGGTTATATTGATCCTATTGAAAAAGTGTTAAAGTTTAACGAAATATGTAATCCCTTAGCTATTGACGAAAATGATATATTGATTGTATATGACCTTTATAGCTTAACTCGTAACATACGCGATACTTCACAGTCTGCAAAAAACAAAATGGATGTTAGAAAGCAATATCTAGCTCCGGAAAAAGATTCTCGTATAGATCCTAAATTACAAGCTTTTGATAAAAGAAATAAAGGTAAGAAACCTGTAGACACTTCTTTATCTCTTCCTCCTAATTATGCTGATTTTGGTGATAAAGAAATTGAGATAAGAAATGGTAAAATCTATTTTGGGCCTAACGTTTCAAAAACTCAAAAAACTACAGAAGATCCACTATCTAAAAGTGAGTTTATTGCTCGTTTAGTTAAAAACCGCTTAAATAATCGATAATGCCACAAAACGAAAAAAGTATAATTAGGTCTTTACTAAAACCATCTATAGAACTTGATGATATTATTGTTGATGACCTATTTGAAGGTTCTTCTCCTAATCTTGATGCAAGAGTAGGTGGAAAAACTGGAAGACAGATACACAAAGACTTAGGAACTGATTACCCTTTGCTAACAATTAACAATTATGTTTTTAAGATGGAGGAGATCTTGGAGTTTAGGTTAATTGCTGAAGGGTTTATTCCTACAATATATCTTAAAGTTGCTTTAACAAATAGCGGAGTTTTTAAGTCTCAGTCTTTTCCTAAAGACGGTGATATACTTTCTATTTTTATTCGTGCAAAAAACGATGCATTCAAACCTATAAGAAATGACTACTTGTTAACAACGGTTAACGCCGGCAAAGGTGGTGCTGAAGGATTAGGTTCAACTATAGAATTTAGAGGGGAGCTTTTTATTCCCAGGTTTAGAGATGAAGTGGTTAAGGGTTACACTGGTACTTCTTTTGAAGTCATGAAGAAAATATGTACAGAAATTGGCTTAGGATTTGCTACAAATGAAACCAGCACCAGTGACAGCATGAATTGGATATGCGCAGGTGATTCTTTATACAATTTTGTTAATCATATTGCTGAAAGAACCTGGAAAGATGAAAAAAGTTTTTTCAAAATCTACATTGATGTTTACTACCACTTAAATTTCATTAATGTAAATAATCAAGTTGACGGGGACGGAACGCTGGAAGCAGCCATCCTTGATACTACTATTATGAAAAACTTTAATTCCGATAATGATGTAGAGAAAAATTCACAAGTACAAACCAAGAAACTATTAACAGATATGGATAGCCTTAGCGGAACTAATATGTTCATAAGGCAATATGAAGTTAAAAATAACTCTGCTTCTATTGTTAGCAGTTATGGGTATAAAAGTTTTGCGCAGTTTTTTGACCAAAGCAGTTTGCAGATATGGGACATTTTTGTTGATCCTATTGTGTCAGATGGTGCCGCTGAAGATAAGATATTGCTAAAAGGGCGCCCTTATCCTAAAGGCCCTGATGGCAAATCATTAGAGACTTATTGGAAAACCATGAATAAGCGATTTTGGTTAGGTATTCAAATGAAAGACGTCCATGATAAATATGTTTATTCTAAACTTTGGAACGAAAGAAACAATGAAGAGCTAAATAAAATGTATCTTAAAGCAGACGTGGAAAGATGGAACCCTAACATATATCGTGGTGAAAGAATACCTCTAATCTTGATAACACAATCCGATACTCTTAAAAGGTTTGCTGATGCTACACCAGGAGAGTCAAGAATTCCTGGAGGCGAATATCCTGCGGTAGCTGATCAACTTTACAGTGGGTATTATATGGTTGATGGCTTAGAAATAGTTTATGAAATAACACAAGACTCGACTGATTACGAAAACCCACCCGATGGTCCAACTACAACCCTTTATGAAGTATTTCGTCTAACTCGTAGGGAATGGCCTGTTCCAGCAACCGGATAAATAATTTAATCACATGAATTACACTGACAGTATAACAAAGAATTTTCTAACAGGCAGAGGGCAATTTGGTAGTAGAATTACCGATGAGCTTACGGCTTTATCGCGTTGGACTAATTATGATGATCCAATTTACATGGGGTTTTTCTTTAAGTTTAACCCTAATACTATTTTTGACCCAAATAACCAAGATCTCGATTACTTACCACAAGGTTTGTTTTTAGGTGCTAAAGATTACAAATATCGTGACCAAGGAAATGGCGCAACTAATCAGTCAAACGATCATCCAGATAGCGCTGTTAATTATTTAGCAAGAAGAGGAGAATACTATCGATCTAATATGATTAGGGAGTTTAGGGACGGTATGATTGAAATATCCGAAAACACTCCGTGGGTATTTGAAAAAGTATCAGGTCTTGGTGATTTATGGAAAGCTGATCCTAAAGTTAACTGGAGAACTAAGGATAAGAAAATTACATTTGAGTGTAATGAAAATATAGGTATGAAGTTAACATACCTAATAGACTTATATCGCAAAGCTTCTTTTGACTATGAATATATGAGACATACCTTGCCTGATACGCAAAGGTATTTTTCTATGGATTTGTATGTTATGGAAATTCGCACTATAAATAATGCTGGTGCATTATGGAATCCAGGATTTATATGTTTTAGATTGGAGTTCTGCGAGTTTGATGTATTCACTGAATCGCCTGCTTATTTAGATAACCTCTCTACATATGCTGGGGAGGGTGCTAAAGTTAAGTTTACTATTAAAGTTGGAAAAGTTAAAGAGTTTAACCGCTATAACGTAATGGGAGCTCTCTTATCCGATACATCTTCTGTTTATTCACGAGGTAAGACCAATGCACAAAATAGTTTTACGCAAGATACAACTGTTAAAGACGCAACAGGTACCAACTTAGCCAATCCTATAAGTACATATACCGCAATAACAAATACTGACTATTCATTCGGATATAATCAAAAGCAACAAAACAGTGGTTTAGGGTATAATAGTAATCAGCCGGGTGTAATAGATCCTGACTTTCCACTTAATTGGTCTGCGCAAACTCCACCTGTTGAACGACCTGCTGATTTAGGACCTTTGGCAACAGCTGCGCTTTCTTATGCACAAGATGCAATTGAAAATGTTGCAAATCGTGCTTTACTTGGAAACGTTTACGGTTTAAGTTTAGCAACTTTAGGAGGACAGCTGCAAGGTATTCTTAATAATCCTATTGCTGCTGTTCAAGGAATAGTTTCTAATTTTACAGCCAATCAGCAACAAACCGATGCAATTCTAAATAATGTACAGCTATCTGGGCCTGACATACAACTTATTTCTAATGCAATAGGTGCTATACAAAATTTACCACCTAGTATTAACTTGGAAAACATTACCGTTGCTGATTTATTGAATGATTCACCCGCAGCATCACAACTGTTACAGGGTACACCAGCAACACAACCTCTACAAGCACCCAACATTGTACCTGCTGCTCTTGGAAAAGAAACATTAGAATCTACTCCACAAACCTCAGGTAATTTAGGAAAAGAAACTTTAACAGGTCCTAATATACTAGGATCTACATTAGGTAAAATACTGTTTGAAACATCTACATCAAACGTAGGATCGCCCGGGAAGGTTACATTATCGGCTCCATCATCTTCTATTCAAGGAGGGCCTGAAAAGCAAGAGCTCACAGGAAAAGGGTCTATTGAAGGAACGCAAGAAAAAGTTATTTTAGAATCCCCTAAAATACCAGCTGGTGGCTTAGGTAAAGAAGATTTATCAGCGCCGCCAGCTTCATCTTTAGGTAACACTTCGGTTAATTTAGAAGCACCACCAGTTGGAGGTGAAAGCGGCGGTAAAGTTGATTTATTATCTAATGGCGCAACTCTAGAAGGCGACAAACAAAGTCAAGATTTGGAAGGACCGCTAAAAGGGCGATTAGATGCAAGTAAAGTTAAATTGGAAGCGCCTGAAATAAAGAAGACTTCGCCTGGCTCGGAGAATTTATCTGGCGCAAACGTAAAGTTGCAGCAAGATGATTTAGGAAACAGTAATTTAGAATCTCCACCAACGAAAGACGGTGAATTAGGAAACGTTAATCTTGAATAAGAATGGCAAGTAATCTAAACCCGGATACTTTAGAAAATAGTCTATTTATAGGAAAAGTAGTTGATAATGATGATCCTGAGAGGGAAGGGCGTTGTCGTGTAATGGTATATGGACTATTTGAAATAGAAAATCCTGTTTTTGGTCCTGATAACAAACCTACAGGGCAAACGATAAAATCAGAAGTCCCTGTTGAAACCATACCTTGGGCGCAACCAGGAGGAAGAAAGTTTTTTGCCGGGGGTGATGATGGAGGATTTGGAGACATCAGCATTCCAAAGATTGGCACTTTTGTACAAGTTAAATTTATTGAAGGCGACATATATGCACCGGAATACTATAACATACAAAATTTTAACAGTACCGCTCAAGCTGAAATAGCTAACAGTTATCTAAACAGTCATATTTGGGGTTATGATGTAGATGAACAAGTCAAATTGTTTTATACTCCGTCAAAAGGTATGACAATCTTTCATAAAGATTCACAGATCATTATTAACCCGGATTCTTCAATAACTATTGAGCATGCAGGCGGTGATAGCATCATAGAATTAGTAGGATCTACTATTAACATAGTGGCAACCAGTGATGTAAATATCACAGCACCTAAAGCTGTTGTAGATGCTAATTCTATAGAACTTGGCGCGGGTGCATTTGAAGCTGTCATAAAAGGCACTTCTTTTCGAGACTTTTTTAATCTGCATACACACCCTGCTCCTAATACTCCGCCATCTGTTCAAATGCCATCGGCTTTATTAAGTAAAACAACAAAGACAAAATAATGGAAAAAGATTACTTATTTGTAAAAAGAATTGGTGGTACTGTTTTTTATAGGTTAAAGGGTAGCGAAGAATCTATACAGTCAGAAGAAAATACTGATGACTTAAAACAGTTTTTAATTGATAATGTAGAAGGTTATACCACGCCGTACCCTCCAGGGCCTCCTTTGCCACCTACCTCAAATCCTTATGTATTTGAAATCGTAACGGTTGAAGACAGAATTGAGGCAAAGATTACATACAAAGATCAACTATTAACAACCCAAACTTACTCAACAGATTTTACATATTCATTTGAAGGTGAGTCTTATACTGGAGAAGAAGCTGTATCAAAAGAACTTGAAATTCTTTCTACAACTGCGGGCTTTTTTGTAGACTCCCAAGCTTTTCCTGCTTACACACCTCCGCCTGAAGAAAACCTTGAAGATGCGATTAAAGCAAAAATTGAAGAGCTACAAAAACTAGGAGATGCTTTATTAGACGCAGCTGCAAATCTTTTACCAACTGAAGATGACGTTATTGAGCTACTTGCACAAAAAGAACCAAGTATTGCTAAAGTTATTAAACTTATTCGTCAAGAACAAAAAGAGAACGAAGAGGCTGGAATGAGTAAAGAAGAAGCAAAAGAAAAAGCTGACGAAGAAATAAAGAAAATGCTTGAAAACTATAAAAAAGCATTAAAAGATTTTGTTAAAGCTGAGCTAAAGAAAATGAAAGATAACATTACCGTTTTTGCTAAAGCTGTAAAAGCAATACCAGAGGATGTTGCCAATGCAATAGCAGCGATTGCTTTGCCTCCAGCTATTGGCGCGCCGCCTGTTGCTCCTAATCCTGCATATGCACTTCTATTGGTAAAACAAGTTAAAAATGCTTTAGGAGTTACTTTATCATCTGCTGTTGTAGCATTTGGTGTTGTTATGGCAAGTTCGCTTTTATTAAAAATAGAACTGCCTGAGCCGCTTGTTACTACATACACAGTTTTATTAACTCTTTCTACTGTGATAAATTCTCTACCGGTGTAAGATATATACTAAAATCAAAAAATATGTTAAATCAAAAAACAAAAATTACTGAAGAGTTTGATTGGCAAACTCTGGAAAATAGATCTAAAAAGGGTCTAAAGAAACCTAATCCAGCTATTCTGGAGAAGTATGGCGTACACATCTATAATCACGAGCCTTATGCTCTTGAGTATTATGAAATGGTCTTTTTAGGACAAGACTTTCATGATAAAGAACCCAGAATTGGGGAGTCTCGTAGGATTACAGGTGTTCTTTCGGTATCAAACCGCGAGATTGTTGTAAGCCTATCAGGGTTTCTTGATGCTGTGTTAGATCCTAAAGGAGAGAAGTTATTTTGCTCAACCATTGACACTACACCTGAAGGTTTAGTTGAATGGTTAAAAACAGAAGAAGGTGTTAATGCTTTCTTGTCACAAAACTTTCATGTTGTGATAGAAGCTACATCTCCCTTTGTTAAAGCTTCTATTTCTAAGGGACAAAGAGAAAAAATGAAAGAAGAGTTCTTTGCACAAATTAAGAAACCTTCTAGCGCATATTACGGAAAAATTATCGAAAAGAACGGTGGTGGCTTTATGATTAATGTTTCAGGTGTAAACGGTTTCTTACCTGGATCTCTTGCTGCAACTAACATCGTTAGAGATTTTGATTCTATGATAGGTAAAGAAATTCCAGTAGTCGTTGAGGATTACTTGAAAGACAGTGATACTTTTGTGTTTTCTTACAAGAAATATGTAAGTATGATTTTACCTACTAAGATTGATGAATTAGACATGGACAAAAAATATAGCGGAACTGTTACAGGAGTTGCTAAATATGGTGTCTTTGTAGAATTTGATGACATATTCACGGGACTTATTCATACTAGCAAAATGACACCTGAATGTAAAGATAGATTTACAAAGTCGCAAATTAAAGCTGGTGAAGCTATAGATTTTTGGATAAAAGAAATTACAACCGATAAGAAAATAATTCTTACTGATGAAGATCCTTCTGTTCGAAGAGCAGAGATTGAAGAGTTTAAAGAAAAAAATCTAGGAACTATAAAAGGTGGCGAAGTTATATCAGTTCAACCATTTGGAACACTAGTAAAACTACAAAAGGACATTGTTGGTTTAATATCACAAAAGGAAATTAAAACCAAGAAAAAGAATTTTAGTATAGGGCAGACGGTTATGGTATCAATTGATCGTGTTCACAATGATAAGATATTCTTGTCTCTACCTGCTGAAAGCTAAAAACATCAATACGTAAATGAAAGTTAAAAAGAATTACACGAAAACGGAAATTCTTGAAGGGGTCCGCATAGGTTTCGAATTTGAGTTCTATAGTTCATTAGATACATACGCAACCGCTAAAGACATAGCTAAATTTACTAAGAAACGTGTTGTTGTTCCGGTAGCAATTAGTGAATTGGGTGCAGAAAAGCCATTATATCATTCCCCTGTAAATCCTTCAGCAGACGTTTTTAAGTTAGAGCCTGACTACTCAGGAGGAAACAAGATGTGTGAACTTGTCACAGGTCCTATGAAATACTCCGAAGCGCGTAACATTTTGATAAAAGTTTTTGAATGGATATCTTCAAAAGGATATACTAATGAAAGATGTTCTATTCACGTTAACATGAGTCTTGACGGTGACGTGATACCTACTAAGTTTACCATTCAAAATATAAACATACCTAAGTTTATACTTAGCTTTGATGAAAAGCGTATTTTTGACGCGTTTCCTAAAAGAAAAGACAGTGTTTACGCTAGAAGTATTAAACAAATACGCCCAAACCAAGTTCGCTTTTATTCTCCTTCTCTTGAAGAATTTAGCCGAGCCACATTAAACTTACCAGCTGATGAAAAGTACTATGGAGTAAATTTCTTAAAAGCTGAAAAAGGTTATTTAGAGTATCGCTATTTAGGAGGTGCTGACTATGAAAAGAGCTCTAAGAAAATACTTGATATTATAGAATACTTTGCTTTACATCTATATGATACGCTAAACTTTGAAGGTTTTACCGACAAAGAAAAACGCGACTTTAGAAAAATGATGGATCTTGACAATGAAATTTACGAAGGATTCGTTAAGTATGAGCTCTTTAAGAAAAAGTTTCCTGATATTGCTGTTAGTGTAGATATGAATGATGATCCACAAGTATTGGAATCTATGTGGGGAAATGTTAGAGAGAAACTGTTTGATCTTATCATAACAGGTAAGATGAAAAAAGGCGAGTTTAACTATGATACAGAAATTGGTCGTTATCAGTTAAAAAATACCAAGTTATCTAACTGCAGGGTTTGTGACATGGAGTTTATATCTTGTAAGATTGAAGGTATTATTGACAGATCTTGGTTTTTTGATTGCACTATTAAAAATTCTAGACTTTTAGATTGCTATGTTATGAAAGGCAATACTATTGATTTTTCAAAGGTTGCTGAATGTGAATTACACGTAGGAAACACATTAAAAGATTGCTTTATAGAAAATAAAAGGCAAATCATTAATTGTGAAGTTGTGGCGGGTGTTATACGAAATGGTGAAATTGGTAAACTGGCTAAAATTTCTAAAGATACCATGATCGTGCAAAATCAACCTGCTGAAACAGGAAATTCCGGTAGCAGTTCTTTTAAAGATCCTGCACAAGAAAAGAAAAACAAAGGAAAAAAAGAAAAAGAGTAATGAAGCATATTAAAACTTTTGAAAATTTTCTATCAGAGGCTCACTTGCCTTTTGATATTGAAAAAGAGTTAAGACTTGCAGGCGCTGAATTTATGTTCGACGAAGAACGCACAGAAGAGGACGACGACAATCGTTTTGATACAGTGCAGGTGTATGTTTGGGAAGACCGCAGATCTGGAGCGTACTGGGTTGGAAAAGTTGGTGTTGGCGGAGGTTTCTACTACCTTGAACTTCAAAAAGACGAAAGCGTGGAATTTTCCGAAAAATACCCAAAAAGCCAAAAGGCTTACTTTGAGCAAGACTGCGTAAACAGTCTCGGATTTGCTCCTCAACTTTAAGAATTGACATGACTAGAGCAGAACTTATACTTATGATGAACGATGAGATCACTGCAAGTGGTGCTCTACCTTATTCTATTCCGGAAAGAGAGGCTGAAAGAATCATTAACCAAGCGCTTAATTGGTTTTATGTTAATTACGGTCCTGCTGTTGAAACACAATACTATGTAATTAACAAAGAATGGTTTACTGATCCAGAGTTTAAGAGAACTCGCAGTATCTTATTACCTGACTGTGTTATCACGGTTTATGAATGTAGAGAAATTTCTGGAGGTGGACGTTTAGGAACTATTGACCGTGATTTTAGTGATAACCGTTTACTTGCTGCTGAAATCTATTTAGCGCCGTTTGCTTCCGACGATCTTGTACTTAGAACTGCACAATACTCTTATTGGGATCTTACTAAAGCTTTTATCTTAGAGCGTGTTCGTTATGACTATAACCGAAATACGCATCGCTTAAAGATTACCGGGCGTAATCCTAAAAAGAATCTTTTCATTGAAACTTATGTTAAGATTGAAGAAAACAAACTTTATGATGATTGGTTTTTTCAAAGATGGGTTATTGCACAAGGTAAAATTTCTCTTGGTAGAATACTTGGAGCATTTCAATTTAACTTACCTGGAGGTATACAAGTAAGCGGTGATTCTTTTCGTGATGAGGGTAAAGAAGAGATAGAACAAATTAAAACTAAAATTGACGAGGAAAACTCGCCAGATTGGTTCTACATATTTCATTAATTATGTTAAAAGAAATCTATTGTAGAAATGCTAATGATCCGTACTATGTGTACACGAAGTTAGAAACAAATGAGCCTCTTGAAGCTCTTTTGACAAAACTTCGCATGATTATTTTTACAAACAGAGGTGAAGTTTTAGCTTATCCTGATTTAGGACTTGATTTGGATATAATGTTATTTGAACTAACATTTAACGCATACCAAATACAAAAAGAGTTTTATGCACAAGTTGCTAAGTTTGTTCCAGAAGCTCGTAACTATAATATCAATTTAGAAGTTAATTTTGTACCCGGAACTGTAAGAGATATTTGCTATATAGATATATACATAGACGGGACAAAGTATTTAGGTGTCGTCGCAAAATAAGACATCATAATGGCTCTAAACATATTCAAATATAACCGTATAAAGTTTGACCAACTTTACGAAGATGCAAAATCTTATTTAACGGATAAGTTTTTACAAGTTGGTGATGTATTCTCTCCTGCTTCTGCGTACGGACAACTTTTAGGGGTTATTATAGATTTAGGAAAACTAATCTTTTACTATGTTGAAGACAGTATAACCGAGCTAAACATATACACAGCTTCTCGAGATGTTTCTATTCGTAGCCTTGCTCGTATTGCTGGTCATAACCCCACAAGAGCTATTGCAGCTTCTGGCACTATTCGTTTAACATATAATGGAAATCCTATAGATATGTATGGGAATACTGTTATCATACCTAATTACACTCGTTTGGTAGATAATGGTTCTGGTCTTACCTATACTATCACAACAGACACCGAAGAGATTCGAATGAATCTAACAGGCAAAAGTACTCTTGAAGTTAAGGTAACACAAGGTGTTATAGAAGCGCAACAAGTAACTGGTACTGGTCGAGCTTTACAAGCATACCCTATAAACGTCAAGAAAGGTAATCAAGTTGACAACTTTTTTGTTAAGGTTTATGTAAATACCGAAGAATGGAAAATATACGATTCTTTGTATGATATGCCTTATGAAGCAAAAGGCGTAGTTGTTAAAACAGGAATTTCTGGCGGAATTGACTTATACTTTGGAAACGGTTTCTTTGGTAAAATTCCTGAACTAGGATCAACTATTCGTTGTGAATATCTTACAACATCAGGTAACTCTGGAAATATCTTGCTAGGAGAAATTCCCCAGTTTATTTTTACCGATGACTGTTATGATACACAAGGAAATGCTATAAGCGTTAATGATGTAATAGATGTTAGTATATCAAAGCCTATTATTTTTGGATCTGACCAAGAACCTATAGTATTAACTCGGGTTTTAGCTCCTAAGACAAGTAGATCTTATGTTCTTGCTAATGCTGATTCGTATGTTTATTTTTTAGAAAAGTTTAATATCTTTTCAGTCATTGATGCATTCAGCACATTGGATGATAATGATATAACAGATGATAACGTAGTTTATCTTTTCTTAATACCTGACGTCAATAAAAGAAAACCTACTAATGCTGACTATTTTACAGTACCTGTTGAAGCTTTCTTTTTAAGCGAAGATGAAAAAGAAAAAATATACGATTTTATAGAGCAAAGCGGACAAAAGATTTTAACTACTATCATTAAGATACTTGATCCTGTTGTTAAAAGATATGTTCTTAATGTTAATATAACAGCTTATGAAGGGTTTAGCAAGGATACTATTCGTCAAGAAATTATTTCCAAGTGTAGTGATTACTTTTTAGCCAATCGTAGAAGAGACCGTATTCCCAAGTCCGATTTAATTTCAATCATCGAGTCTGTGCCTGGAGTAGATTCCGTAAATCTATGGTTTGTTTCACAAGAAAATGAATTCTTTAAAAGCAATCCTGAAAATGCCAGTAAACCTGATATTGGCATAGATACTTTTGGCGATGTAATTATAGGAAGAGGAGAATATGCACTTGTTCGTGGAGGCTGGCCCGACAGAACAGGTTATTTCTATTATGACGTATCGGATCAAACAAAACCAGGTAGTATAAACATTGCATTTGGTAAAGATACACCGAAATCCCTAAACATGGATATTCATAGAATAAATGTAGGAAACATAAAGAACACTTAATATGGCAATAGAACCAAGAAAAGGCAATTACTTAACAAGAAGAAGTTATTATGACGCAATGTATCATCAATTTGATGACTTAAAAAATACAGGGTTTGACTGGAGAAATAATTCCATTAAAAGATCTGTGTCTTCATACTTATTAAGTGACAGCAAGAGACTATCAATCGTTGAAAGATATCAAGACTTTATTACCTATATTATGAATTATGCAAGTCAAATTAAAAAGACTTTTAATTATACCGCAGATAAAAACTACAAGTACCTAAACTAATGATACTAACAAATAGATTTAGGCTTTTTAATAAGAAAGGTTATAGTCTTAGCGCAGATTACACCAATCCTATTGTCGTTGAAGTAGTTCAGCCCAGTGGAGGGACGGGTACAGGCGCAGTGATTAACGCATATACCGATCCTTCAACCGAAATAGTACACGTAGAAATACTATCAGGTGGTGTTGATTATCCTATAGGATCTTATTTATCTTTCACGGACGTTTTTACTCAACAAGTATTAGACACCGATCCCACTGATATAACTCTTAGTTCTAATGGCACGATCACTTCTTTTACTATGCCAGCGGATCCGTTTAACTTTAATTTTACGTATCCTGCTACTTCATTTTTTGTTAACCAATTTTTAGAACCTGTTTCTACCGGTTTAATTGCCAGTGATCATATCTTTATTATAGAAGAAGTATTTGATGCTAATGGCAAAAAAGGTTATACATATCCTCGTGTTGATGAGTATGGACCGTTTGAAATATCTGAATACGCAGCAAATGGCACAACAGGAAACGTTAAAGTAAAAACTATACCAATCACTGGTAATGTTATACCACAAGAACCCAACAGAATTGTTGGGATATCTCCTGCAACGATAGCGCTGCTTAATGCTGGACTTTACGTAACAGGAACCGGCATTATTGCTAACACGCAGATAGAAGAAGTCAATACAGCATTTAATTATATAGTCTTAAGTGCAAACCCTACTATTACTGGTGCTATTTCTATAGAAGCGTATGAGCCACATAATCTTAGGGTTGGTAATACTATTAGAATTTTTGATACGGTAGGTAGCAATCTACTTGATGGACGTCATACTGTTACTGCTGTTGATTATACACACATTTACTTTGAGTCTAGTTTACAGATCCCTGTTACTTCGGTAAATACTTTAAGATATGGAGTTATACCTATATTTCGTGCATATCTTGACCCTACTAGTGATAGCGAATTTTTTCTTTTCTCTGTAACGTATAATGAAGACTATCCTACTATTACAAAACAAAAAGACATTTACTTTGAATTAACAGATGCTAGTATAGCTCCTGTACCTGATTTGCTACCCAGCGGAAATGGTATTTTTCAGAGACAAGTTTTTGAAAGACTTGACCAACAAGCATTACAGTTTAATATAGGTTTACAGTCTGATTATGAAGGGGTATATGCAGCTCAGATAAACATTGATGATATAACCTATCCGGAAGTTAAAAAGATATTTTTAGGATTATATGAAGGTGAGACTGTTGCTGAAGATGAAAGATTTGGAAAACTTCTTGAAAACTTCGGCAGAGAAGTAACCCCTGTTGAAGAACTTATTCTTAGGGACTCTGACGTAAATGAAGATTTACCTGATAACATTCTTCTCAACGCAAAACGTAGAGAAATGTTGCTTGAAGGTGATAACATATGGCCTTATGTTGGATCTTACCGTGGATTGGTTAACATGGTAAATTGGTTTGGCTATTATGATATTCGAATTAAAGAATACTGGCTAAATGTTAATCAAGAAGATGAGTACTTTGGCAAATACCGTCAATTACAGATTCCTTTTCAGCTTAAAGATAAGGGTAAAGACAGCGAAGCTATAACTTTATTACCTAGTAAACATTACAAAAAGACAAGCCTTTTTGGTTTATTTTATGATCTTGTTAAAGACGGTGGTACATTTGATGTAAATGGAGTTCCTGATACTGTTGATGCATTTGAATATACCAATGAAGAAATTCTTATTAAGCTGTTTGCTCTTAAAAGATATCTTAAAGATAAGTTCTTACCACTAAATGCAAGAATTGTTGATATTACCGGCGAAGGTGTTTATTATGAAAGGTATTCCGTAAATTCTTGGAACGATCCTGTTAATTACTTACAGGTAGATTTAACTCGTGATATAGACTTTACAGTCAACAAAAGAGAAATACAAGTTGTTGACGCTCGTCCTTATGATCCTACGGCATCTTTACAATCCCCACCTTATTTTGATGTAGTACAAAACTATACATATAAGTATAACGTAAATAAAATACTTATCAGCAATCCTGGTGGACCATACTTTGGTGTTATACCCGAAATATCTGTCCCTGGACAAGCTTTACAACAAGTACGAGCTTATGTAAGAATGCAAGGAGCAGCTTTAGCAGTTATTGCACCTCTTACACCTTCTGGTACAGGATATCAGCCAGGAGACGTAATTACGCTGGCTGGCGGTACATATGAGAATCCTATTAGAATTACTGTAAATACAGTTGGACCTAATGGTGAAGTTACAAATTTTGCTATAGATGCTGGTCCTCATCAAGGTTCTAATTATGCTTCAATGCCTACTTCTGGGTTTTCACAAGCAACAGTTTTTAGAGCAGATCTATCAGGAAATCAATATGTTCCTGCTAACGCAAATGGCTTTACATGTCTTTCTACTGATATACCTTTTCAAGCAGAAAGCGTAGTTATATACGATAAAGGTTTAGAGTATAGCAACTTACCAACAGTGGTATTTACACCCGCGATAGGAGGAATTTCTGCTACTTTAGATTTAACAACATTAGGGGCTACACCTGTAGGATATTACAACAACGGCGCTCCGCTTGAACCTTATGTTGATGCACCCGGTATTCCCGTAGGCGCACCTCTTGAACTTTCAACAAGTTTTGATATTACATGGGATGAAGTTCCTTATCGCTGGCAAGATTTAGGTGGAGCTTCTGACGCTACACTTAGATCAGTGGTTAGTACATTACCCACAGGTTCTGGGCAATTACTTGCTGTTGAGATTCTAAACCCCGGAGATGGCTATAGATATACACCACAGTTTACAGTGGCAGGTGGTGGAGGATTTGGTGGAAGTGTATCAGGTGAACTGAAAAATGGGAAGTTAAAGATATTGGAATACACCGTTTACACCGGAGGTAGCAGTATAGGTACTAATGATATTTTGATTGTTTCCGGTGGTTTTCCTGCAGGTGGTATTAATGCAATATCACCCGGAAGAATAGTTAAAGGTCTAGGAATACCTGATGATGTTGTCACCAGTGTGGTTAATCAACCCTTTTCTGAAATTTACTTAACTAATGCAGACGGATCACCCGTTTCGTTGCCACTTATACCTATAGGCTCTCCGATTAAAATCTTAATACACCAAGGCGCTTTTGTAACAGCAACAGGCGCTTCTTATACTTCTGCACCAAACGTTGCTCCTAACGGTGGGCAGGTTGGTAATCTTTATACGTGGGATGAATTGGGTCGTGGTGATTTTTATCAAATGGAATGGAAAGTTACTCTTACAGCTGCTGAACAACCTGGGCAACAATTTAATTATGTAAGTGGTATTAAAAAGATTGATGATTTAATCTCGCATAAAGTATTATTGCCTTACACGGGAAAATACACTTTAGAACTAATTGTTTATGATACTGATAACAATTACATAAACGAGATTAAAAATAATTATGTTACCGCTTTTTTACCCGAGGCAACATATTCTTGGTCTGCAAGATATATTAGTGATTGTGCTGATACATGGGATGAGTTTTATCAAATACCTATACCAGAGTTTGAGCCTTCTCAAGGTCAGCTCGCCCCTCCACCCGCAGGTTTGCGATATAACTGGGAAAATGCCAACGGTAGATGGGTTAACCCTATCTTTACCGTTTCTACATGGGATGATTCCCGTATTACATGGGATCATATAGAAGTAGGAAATCTTTCACCAGTTAATTCTTGGAATTACCCTCCTACCACGCAGGTGGATGTAATACAAGTTTCCGCTCAAGATAATTTAGAAGGTAGTGTTATTAGTTACACGGACGCAAACACAACACCTTCTAGTATAAACCCAACAATTATAGTTAGTGGCCAAAGACCATATCCACAAATAGAACCTGTTATTAACCCCAATGATTGGATCTTTATTCGTAGAGATGGCGTGATTTATCAATTAGAAGTTCTAGCCAGTGATTATTCAGTTCCAGGACAAACGAAAATAGAACTACTTACTACACCTTCAGACGCTTTTAGAAATAATCCTACAGCTTGGGAAGTTCTTAGAGAAATTGCCGGTACAGTTGTTCTTGATGGCAATCAAATATATGATCCAGTAAACAATCCTACGGGTATTGCTATTGGAGAGTATATCATGTTAAGCGGTTTGGATAACATTCCTAAAAGGGATCGTGTAGGTATTACTGCAAAAGATGTTTATGGTACAGATCCTAATGCTATCATACTTACAGGTGGAGGAACAGATCCTATTTACTATCCTGGAGGTGAGCTGGGTCAGATATACAAGTTTAGAGGAATTAACCCTGTTAATGGAAATCTTTTTTGGAATCCTACATCAACTAACAGTACATGGGTTATAGAATCAGCTTATCCTAATGATCCTTACACTGGTGACCATTTAGGTAAATTATACATATTAGACGCAACACCTCCTGTTATTGGTTGTCAACCTGCTAACCCTACCGCAGAAATTCGTCCAGGCTTTACTATCATACATCTATATGTGGAGTTAGGTGGAGCAATTATATATGATCAACAGTTTAGGACTATTCATGCATTTCTAGATACAAGTACTACAGGCCACCCTTATGATATCTGGAGTGGTACACCAACAGGATATGCGGGTGTTCATGTGATTGATATTGCTACATTAGATGGCGGATCAATCATATCTCCAGCAAACTTAACCGTAGACTTAAATACGTACTTGAATACACAAGCTGGTGCTGGTGCTAACATTTGGTTGGAATATGAATATGAAACGTTTCCAACAAGAACTTATCTAGGACAAAACAATGCTGGTAATGCTGAGATATACATGGACTTTAACATGTACCCATCATCGGGATCATTTACAGCAGCTACTCCTTTAGAATTTCCCGCGGATCCTATAACTGGTTTGGGGTGGTGGTACGATCACGGAATAGCATCAGGCAATTTTAGCCTCTTTGTAACTAACACGGGAACTTGGAGAAATGGGTTAGGAACTATTATTACTGTTAATGATAATCAGTCAGAACTACTTAGAATATCTTCTTCTTTTACAGGAAGCCAATTAAACTTTGACGAAGACTCCGCGGAAACAAAGTTAGGAACATTGGTTCAGACATGGGAAAATTCCAGAGCATTACTTTGGGACGAAACCTGTTTTCATTCTTTTGATACTCTTGACTATCAACATAGGTTTGCTTGTAACTTTAGAATTTCTGGTGTTGACCAAAACGGAAGCATACAATTTAATAACGACGTGCCTTTTCTTTTTCAAGGAATTGTTGGAGGTATGTCAAATGCGCAAAAATGGTCTCAAGCGCTATATGAATTACGTGAAACTGATAACACGGGCTTGTCTCGATATGATTATCAAATAACAAGCCCTTCTACACCTTCTGATGCTGAATACTTTTTAGGTACTCTCTATACATACGATCCTGCAACCGCTAATCAAATACTAAATGTAGTTAACCCACCCAGTGGCGCGCCTGCAACTGGTGATGTTGTTGTAAGTGCTTACACAGAACCCGCGGCAACTATATCATCTTTTGCTGGTACTACAATTACTATGACTAACCCGCTTCCTAAGAAACTACAATTCTTAGGAGACACTGTTAACGGATCAGTTTATATAAGAAACATTCAAGGTTTAATAGAAGGAAGCATTTATGTAGGGGAAATTCTTACAGGTTTAGGACTACCTTCTTTTCCAGCCGCTCCTGCAGAAATCTTAGAAATTGTTTCGGTGGGTGGGCACGTTAGACAAATTAAGTTAAATCAACCAGCAACAAGTACATTAACACAAGATTCTATATTTGTTGAGTGGGACACAAAAAACAACCCTGTTTCTTTTCAGCTTTTACAACAAAATGGGAGCTTTTATATAGATGCATACGCCAAAACACCAAGTGTTGATCAATTAGGTTGGTTATTAGGACAGAATAATGTTTTCTTTTATGATTGGACAAATAATCTAAGTGTACCACTTTGTCATACTTATCCTATTCGTAACGTAATACAAAGATTTGGTTTTGGTAATGGGTTAATTGGTGGTTTTGAAAATGGTCTTAATGAGTTCTTGATAAATGAAAGATCTTTACAAGTTTTTTACTATGAAGGTCTTAATCCTGTAGGTGGTACTCGTGGATGGTATCCTGCACAATCATTACCTCCACAGTATTCTTTTATTGTCAATGACCCATTACCACAACCTCCTGCTATTGATAATGTATTAGAAGCGGAAGCACAGTCTAATCGTTTACCTTATGAAAGAGGTATAGGAGGTGCTTTTCGTTGGGAAGAAACTTATATAGGAATTCAACCTACAAAATTACCATCAGGTTCAAGTGTTTTATTATCTTCTGATGCTAGTACTATAGCTGGTAAAACAAATTTCTTCTGGGTTCTTAGAGATGAAAATAATGATCAATTGGTTGAACTAGTAGATCCTACCTTTATGTGGACATTTAATCAACCGGGTAAGTTTACCTTATCTCTTGTGATTACTGATACTAACGGAAACAAAAAAGAATACAGCAAAAAAGACTTCTTCGAAATTTATGAGACTACGTGATAATGCTCCAGGGATCTTTTTTAAGTTTCAGGATCAAAACTTAAGAACTCCTTCGATTGAAGACGGGAACCCTACTGATAATACAGAGCAAGGAAAAATCTTTACATCAGAAATTGATTCTACATCAGGTTATTCTATTGATTATGCAGCCACTATAACAGGCTGGAATAATACAAAAAATTCAACAGGCGGAGAGATATCATATCTTATTAGTTTTACATATGATGTAGATTACCTGCAGGCTATTCCAGTTGTTTTAGATAACCCAGGCCAGTTTGGATCGGACATCATAAAGGAAAATGACATATTTTTAATTTGGTCTCGTAGCGGTAGCAACGATTATGTTAGAGGATTTGTTTCAAAAATAATAGACATTGTTACTACTCCTTATGCAGGTCCTCCTGCGGGTGTAACTTATGATATAGTTGCCCAAGTTACCGTAACACAAGGAACACCTAATAGCGTTTTTGCTGATGTGACTAATGGTGATATATTTTTGTGGAAAAGACAACGATTTCAAGATGAAACTACTTTTCAAGAAGCTTATCCACCGGTTAACTTAAAAATGACTAAAGATGATAACGGAAATCTTTATGCTTATTGGGATGATATAAATGAAGAAAGCCGCAGATATAGAATTTACTTTAGAAACCCTACTACTTATCCACCAAGTGGAACTATCTATAACGTTTTAGGAAGTATAGCAAATAGCAATACTTCTTTAAGTGTATTTTTAGATGAAACAAACCCTGGTGCTGGGCAACTAACCAGCATAAAGATTAACCAACCGGGTGTAAACATGCATAGCGATCGTTCAGTTGATATTATCGGAACAGGAACAGGTGCTACTGCTCGAACTAATTTAGACCCTAAAGGATCTTTAACCATTAATGAATATGTGGTCAAAGACGCAACGTCTTTAGGCGCTATAAACACAGCTTTTCAGTTAACTCCTTTTGGGCAACCTATTGCAACTTTTACTAATACAACCATCCCACCTGGTCCTTTAGCAAACGGCGTGTATGTTGGTTGTCCTTCAACTAGCACAGGCGCAGGAATTGGTGCTACGTTTAACATTACGGTAGCAAGTGGTGCAATTACATCAATAACTCTAAATAACCCAGGAACTCGTTATAGATTAACCAACGTATTAACTATAGCTGGAACAGCTTTCGGTGGAGCTAGTCCTGCTGATGACTTAACAATAACTTTAAATACACTAGTCCCTACAAGTTACATCAATGTTGCTTCTACAAGCGCAGGACCGGGTATAGGTGCAACTTTTAACGTTACATATAATTCATTAGGAGTAGGAAATGTTGCTATCAATAATCCTGGTTGGGGCTATACTCCTGGCAATCCTATTTATATTGCTAACGCTTTGTTAGGTGGACCGCCGGCTACTGATTATTTGCTATCCGCGGGTAATAACGGTCCAACTATTAGAGTTTACTCACAAAACATGAGAGAAGGATATTCTGATTATCCTGTACCTAATGTAAGATCTTATGTAGAAGGTCTACCTGCTGCTGGAAATACAACGGACTACTATGTAGGTAGTGTTTCACAAATTATGCCAGGAAATAATCGTTACTTATACATCAATGTTTATGATGCTAAGACAGGTTCACCGGTGCTCTTTCCTTTAGGATATGTTATGCCTAACACTCTTAAAACACACGATGGCATTGAATTGCTAACAGTAGGGTCAGGATATACTAAGAAAGCAAGAGCAAATGTTAAAGTAATTCCTAATGATGTAAGGTGGTTTTATGATTCTAGCGTTTTTGGTCCACCGCCTATTTCTAACACATGGCCTTGGTCAGTGTGTGCAATTTACGATGAGATAAATAAAAAATACACAGAATGGTCAATAGAAGATTACATAAAATTCTAAATGAAGCAGTCATTAAAGGCAGCCAGCCTAACAGGCTTATTGTCTTTGACTTGGACGACACGCTAATTATTTCAGCCGCTAAGATTAAAGTATTAAATCCTAAGAATCAAAGAGTTATATTGGAACTAACTCCTGCTGAGTTTAATCACTATTCGCATGATCCAAAAAATACTCTTTCTTTTGCGGAATTTGAAGATGCAGAAGTTTTAAGAAAAAGCACATTCATAACAGAAATTGTAGACCAGTTACTCAACTACTATAAAAGTGGAGTTCACGTATCTATTGTAACAGCAAGATCAAGCTCCAAGCTGATTCGCAATTTCTTTTTAGAAAATGGCATTGATATACACCCAGATTTAGTTATAGCTGTTAATGATCCGCAATACAAATTTACTGGAAGCATTGCAGAAAGAAAAAAACAAGCTATACATAAACTTGTTGAAGACGGTTACACCGACTTTATTTTCTTTGACGATAATGATGAAAACCTAGCGCTTGCTAAGGAAATTGAAAACGAAAAGGATGTAAGAGTCCAAACAATCAAAGTAGGATGACAAGAAGAAAATCTAAGACCGATGAAGACTTTGAGTTTTTCCCAGGTCAACACACATTGTCTAAACTTAAAATTGCTTTTAAGTGTAAGACAGAAAACCAAAAGAAACTTGTTCGCTTAATTGCTAACAATCAAATGATTATCTGTGCAGGGCCAGCAGGAACGGGTAAAACTTATGTTGCTTGTGCAGAAGCTTTAAGGCTTTTATCAACAGGACGGTACAAAAAAATTATTGTAGCAAAAAGTGTTACCGTATTAGAAGGAGAAGAGATAGGATTTCTAAAAGGAACCCTTAAAGAAAAGATGGATCCTATCATGGTAAGTTTTATGGATAACTTTCATAAGATAATTGGAAAGCCTCTGACTGAAGAATTGGAACGTCATGATTTGTTAGAAACTACGCCTTTAGCTTTTATCCGTGGTAGATCAATTGACGATTCAATAATTATTGTTGATGAAGCTCAAAATATCACGCTTAAGAATATGAG